ATCTCAGTCGCCTTAGATTCGACATCAGGCGGCTCCTCAATCAGGCCAATATCCCGCTCCCCGGTGCCCGGATCGAAAAAGAACACGACGCCGCCGGGAACAAAAAGGTTGCTGATATTGGGCGGTTGCATGGCGATTCCTCCTTAAACTTGAGTGGTGAAGGCATCGCCAACGGCGTGCCCGTAGGTGATGCGGTATTGCAGGATCAACTCCCCGAGATTGTCATTGCCGATGGCCGGCCGTCTCAGGTCCTCCTGGGCTATGAGGATGCCGGGCTGTCTCTGGATCAGGGCCCAGACTTCTCCGGCGATGGCATCGGCCTGGTCATAAAAAGCCTGGTAGCCCGGATCCTTGCTTTGAGGCAGGAGCTTCACCCAGGTCGCCATTTCCACATGGATGGTCCCCAATCTGAGCCGGTTTGCCCGCCTGCCGGTCTCGTTCTTTTCATAGAGAAAGAGGACCGGCAGGTCGCCCCGGTCCAGGTCGTAGCCCACCGGATGGCGGCGCTCCACCGTTCTGATCTCCGGAATGGCGGCCAGGGCAGCCGCCAGGGATTGCATCAATTGGGTTTTGATGGTGTCGGCCATTCATCCCGCCTTCAGCAGTCCAACTTTTTTCAGTTCCTCGATTAAGACCGGCTTGCCCCAATCCACCAGGTCAACCTTGGGATCGATGCGCCGCTTGATGACCACGGAATCCTTGAGCACAAAAAGGGGTATAAGCTCCCCCTCGGATTGCATCTTAGAGGCCGCCGACAGCGAAATAGCACCAGGCTGCCCCCCGGTAACCCTCTTCTGGACCAGGCCCCGGCCCATGATGACCCGGCCGGATTTGCTCGTGACCTGGTAGCCCCAGATGATCAGGTTGCCGGCCTTGCTCCGGAAGATTTTGGTCGGCCCCCAGATGCCATCGAGAGGGGAGCCGCGGGCGACGCCGGCCCCGGTCTTGGCCGCGTCAAGGGGGATGGCCAGCTTCTTCCCCTTGGAGTTGATCTGGAAGGCGCTGCCCCGGGGTCCGAAGTGCGTCTTGGCGTAAATCACCCCGGCATGGAGCGTGGCCGAGACCACGTTGCCGTCCTGCTTGGGCTCGTCGGCCTGGATGGAGCGGGCCAGGTTGGCGGTATGCCGGGACAGCGTGCTGTCGCTGGTGGGCCCGGATAGCTGCTCTTTGACCAGTTTCTCCTGCATCCGGGCACCGGTGGCCTTGACGGCCTTCATCGCCTTCTCCACCAGCCCGGCGCTGATCTTCTCCAGGAACTCTATGGGGTCTTTGTCAGCCATCAGCCCAAGTACCGGTTGCGATAGCGGTTCATGGTCGGGAGCACTCCTTCCAGCCACTCGCCCACGTCCATCTTGTTAATGGTGCCGTCTGGCTGGGACACCGACCGGAGCCCCAGGTCGTTGCGGCGGCGCCATTCGTAAACCACCTGCTGGCAAATCGCTTCCTCCATATCAGAGGGAATGGGCGTGTAGCCCGCCGGCGGGTTGTTCGGGTCAGCCGGGGGCGGGTCCCAGCCGGCGATGTAAACTACCCGGATGGTCTTTTCTCCCGGATACCAGTCGATGCCGCCATACAAGATCGCCTGGCCAGTAATCGGGGTGAAGTTGGCCCCCGACAAGCCGATCAGGATATCCAGATTGTTTCCGCCATCGCTGAAATCCCAGAAGAGCGACCACCTGACGGAGGTGAGGGATTGCACCGGACGGCAGCGGAGGAAAAGGAACTTGCCGCCGCCGTCATGGTATTCGGTGCGCTCCAACTTCTCGAACTCCCGGTTGCAGTATTTCTCCGCCCGGGCCGACACCTCGGCGATCTTGGCCTGGATCTGGGCCTGCATGGTGTCGTCAGCATCGGCCACCACCATACCCATGTATTGCAGGACGTTATCCAGGGTGGTCAGGTTCATTTAGTCTCGGTCTCTCCGGCCTTGACGGCCCGATCCTTGGGCGGCCTGGAAACGTCCTTAGCTTCCGGCCCCTTCCCTTCGGCCTTTTCGGCTTCCGGCTTGGGAGCCTCTTCCTGGACCAGATCCAGCTTGTAGCCCTGCTTCTCCAGGACCTCGGCGGAAGGCTCGAAAACCTCCCCCGGCCCCAGGGTGCGCCCAGGGCCGAGGTGGACCGTGTAATCGTGACGGACTCGATGCAATGCCATAACGAGAGCACCTCCTAAACCGCGAATTCCAGGGTGGCAGAGGGCTTGATGGGCCGCTCTTTGGCGTAATAGAGGATCATATTGACGCCGGCCACCGAGGCAGCGGTGGCAGGGGTGAGGACCACCTGAAGGAACCGCTGGCGGTTCTTCAGGAGAAGGCCGCCCACGTAATCCTGGCTGCCGCCGCCGGCCTGAATCTGGCTGAAGGCCGCGCCGGGCACATCGGTGAAGCTGCCGGGAGCGCCGGTGGGACTTTCCTGCACCTTGCAGTCGATGGTGCCGGTGGCGGTGATGGCGCCGACGTTTAAGATCAAAAGGGCGTCCTCGTAACCCAGGCAGTCGAGAACCGGCGAGGTTTCGGCCGCGGTCCGGGATTTGGCGTCCAGGACGTGCTTGACATCACAACTTTGGGTCGGGGTCTCTTGCATTGCTAGATCCTCCTTATGGGTTTGGGGCCAGGCCCCATGGAACCTGACCCCTTTTCTATGATTTCCGGATTAGGCGACCTTCACGTCATTGCATAGACAGAAGCTCTGATCATGACGCAGGGCCACGTCCACTTCCATGATGATCCGCAGCCAGGTCTGGTCGCTGGCAAAGGCAGTGCCAGCCACGTCGCTGGCCATGATGCGCAGCCCCAGCCATTGCCCGATGAGCATTTCGGCCCAGTTGCCGAAATAAAGCTCCGTGCAGTTGTTTGCGGTGCCCTTGGTCAGGTTGGTGGGTATCTGCGTGGTGGTGGCGAAGGGATAGCCGACCGCCGCGGTCAGGGCCTCGTCGGTCATGTAGCTGGAATCGCTGAGAGCCATCAACCAGGCAATCAACGGCTGGGTGCCGGGGTCGCCGGAGAACTGGGGAACCTTGATCTTCTTAAGGTTCTTCTTGATGACCGGATTGAAGGCAAAGCCCAGCTTGCCCCGCAAGGCGTTGGCCGCGGCCAGGGTATATTCCATCTCAGCGAAAACGTCCAGGTTGCCGATGACGGCGCCGTTGCCACCCACCGGATCCATGGAGTAGGTATTGATGCCCGGGGTATTGGCGATACCCAAAGGCTGGTTGGCGGCGCCGGGACCCCGCAGGGCGGCAATGTCCACAGCCAGGGCCAGTTGCAGCCCCAGGTCCTGGTTGATCTTGGCTTCGGCGTCCACCAGGGCCATGCGGATCAGGCTGTTGGAAATCTGCGCCAGGGCCATGGCCTTCTTGGGGGTAAGCTGCACCTGACCAAACGCCAGGTCGCTCGGGGTGACGGACACATTCTCGCCCACCCAATAGATCGTGGAGCCGCCGGTCTGTTTGGGGAAGAGAACCGGGGAGCCTTCCAGGTTGGGGATCAAGGTGGCGCCCAGCTTCATGCAAACCGGTTCGGCCCGCAGGAACTCGATGAGTTCGGGGATGGCCTGGGCCGGAACCAGATAGCCGCCCAGGGTGTCGGTGCTGTAGCCCATGGCCTTCTTGGCGGCCTCTTCCATGACCGCCTTCTCATAGCCGGCCTGGGAAAAGTCCTTGGTACCGATGCCCCACATGGCCTTCAGCAAAGAGAACTTCTCTTTGCCCTCGTTTACCCCGGGCATGTCGGCCCATTTGCGATCCTTGGCCATCTTCTCCATGGCATCCAGGCGCTTGGCCAGGTCAGCATATTTGGCCTGGAGTTCGGGGAACATCTTGAGGGCGTCGGTGATCTTGATCACCTTGCCGTCCTCGGTGGTGTATTTCAGCGAGTTTTGAATATCCTCGAACATCTCCTTGAATTTCTTCAAATCAACGGCGGGCTCGCCCATGACGATCCTCCTTTAAGGGTTCCGCTCCCTTCAGGAGCGGATGGTGTGGTGGATTTCCTTCATCATCTCGCCAATTTCCTCAGGAATTTCAGGCTCGCTGGCTTGTCTCGCCCCATGAGGCTCTTTGCCGGGGGTCAACGCCAGCCGGTAATAACTCATGCCAGTTTCCTCACCCGACCCTTCAGCCGCGTCCAGGACGCCCTGGATTTGGCCCACGGCCTTCTTCAGAGCCTCTTTGTTCTTGGCGCTGAGGACGGCGCCGCTCCTGGTTTGCCCGGCACCCTTCTTGCCGGCGCACGGGGCGGTCTTGCCCCGGTATCGTCCGGCCTTGCAGGAATGGCAGGCCGCCTTGCCGGCGAAGGACGTGCAGGGACTGCAATGACACGAGGCCATCTGGTCACAGCCCTTACAGGAGCAGGTCTTGGCCAGGCAGCACTCGTCGCAAGGAGAATGGGGGTGGCGCACCATGCCCTTGGTAGTCGGGCTACAGGGGCTGCAATGGCAGGTGGCGGCCTGATCACAGGAATTGCAGGAGCAGGTTTCCGCCACTGAGCAATTGTCGCAGGCAGAAGCTTTGCAGGGACACTCGGTCTCCTGGTCACAGGCCCCGTTGCCCGGGCAGCATCCGCAGGTCGCCGCCTGGTCACAGGATTCGCAGCAGCACACCCCGGGTTGATTGTTGGCGCAGGTGGGACAGCAGCAGTCGTCTTTCTCGGGACAGGTGCCACAGGGATCACCATCGGCAGCGTCCTTGATGGTGGCCAGGTTCTTGGGAGCCAGCAGCTTGTCGATTTCGGCGGGATCCGGGGGCAACCCCAGCTCTATCAACCGCAGCTCGACGGACGTGTAAGCCTTGAACTCCGGCGGGGTCTTGTCGAATAGGGCATATTCTTTGGCCAGGTGGTTGTAAATCCCCTTACGGTCATCTTCCGGCACATCCACCCCGCCCCGCCCGCCCAGGAGAGCGGCCATACAGCCGGTCAGGCCCCGCCAAATCACCTTCTTGTCCTTGGCCCGGTGATGGGGGAGTTTGTAAGCGCCCTTGATGTCGGGTTTCTCGGAATCGAACCAGGAGCACATGATCTTGAGGTCATCTACGGAAGCCGCCTTGGTCTCGGCCGGGCCGTCCCACCCGGCCTTCAGATCTTCCTCGATGGGGTATTTCTTGAAGGGGATGACTCCTTTCGGTTCGCTTCCCTCCGGGGCCTGGAAGAACCTGGCCTGGGATTCGGGGATGATCCCCTTGCGCACCGCATCTTGAATCACGGCGTAGGGATTGGCCGGGACCGGCACTATCGAGAGCTCGTAAAGGTCCTGCTTGAGATAGCGGGTGCCCGTGCGCGGCCTCCAACCATCCTCGCCCTGAGGCTCTCCATAAATCGGTTCCGTTTCCAACCCCTGGAAACCAACTGAGGTGGTCCGGAGCACTCCCGCCAGGCAGAGCCGGTAAACCGTCTCCGGCGTGGGCATGTTGTCCGGCCAGCCCGCGGCGTTGATCTCATCGTCCGTGGGGAAATACACCTCGAAGACCAGGGCTTTGTCGACCCTGGTGACCTTCTTGGCCGTGCCCACCGGCGGGAGGCCGTAATTGTGGGCCCAGAGGATCACCGGGTTTTTCTGGAAGTTCTTGAGGTCCCATCCCGCCACCTCGATGATGTCGCCATAACGGTCTACGTCGGCGGTGGAACCGATGAATTCCAGGATGCGGTCCTTGGGATCACCGACCTGGCGCACTTCAAAATCAAGGGCTTTATGGATCAATTCCATCGCCTTCCTCCTCCCTTTGGTAGACCGGGACCTGCCATTTGACAGGCCCTTTCAATTTGGGGCCCGGAGGCCCGAAGATAAAAATGAGCTGCTTGGTTTCCGGGTCGATGCGCTGTTCTTGCAGCCCGTAATCCGCGGGCACCCCGTCTTCAGCCAAATTGATGCGGTAACCGTTTCGGGTCAGGATGGTGGCCCCGGCCTGAAAAATCATGCCCAGGATATCCGAGTTGGTCTTGATGCCGATCCTGGGCCGGGTTTCTGTCATGGGCTCAATCCTTTTCCACCACGGGGCTGGCGGCGCAACGGCAGTTGATGATTTCTTCCGGCTCTCCGGCCGGGTCACAGGGATAAAGCAGGCCATTGCTAAACGGTTCGCCCCGGTCCACGGTTTCGCCATCCATCTCTGCGTGAATTTCCCGCACCGCATCATCGCCGGCCGTGGTCCATTCATGGCGCTCCACCCCGGCTACCTCCATGGCCGCATCCCGGGCGGCTGCGGCTGCTTGCCCGGTTTCCGTTCGGGCGATGGTGAGGGAGCGGGCTTCGGAGAAGTTGAAGACCTCCCGTACCCGCTTTTGGAGTTCGGCGACGGTCTCCAGGCCGGCCATGCCTTCCGCCAGGGTGTCCCGGAGACTCTCCCGGGTGACCTCGTTGATGTCCACCACCTTGATGAGCTTTTTCTTGAGCACGCTGATGGCCGGGCTGTCGGCCAGAACGAAGTTGTCCGGGTCGGCCCCCAGCCCTACCATCAGGTTCTTGCCGGCCTCGTCGCCGACGTTCTCCCAGAAGGCCCAGGAGATTTTCTGCAGTTTCTCATTCCAGACCTCCTGGTCGAACAAGAGGTCCTCTGCCTCGGAATAGGAAGAGCGCACCAGCCGGATGCTCTTTTCCCAATGCTGTTCGATGAGCCGGAGCTGCTCCTTGCGCTGTTCATAGAAATAGCGCTTCATCCGGGGCTGAAACTTCTTTTCGAAGGCGCTCTGGAGCTGGTGGTACTGCTGCCACCAGGTGCGCCGGTCGAGCCGGCGGCGGACCAGGATTTCCGGGCCGGTGAGTTGGAGCGAGGGAGGAAAAACGACCGGGATGAGGGCCTTGCCCTCCTGGGGATTGCCGGCCGGCGTCTCCTGACCGGCCTGGGTGATGGGAACCAGGTTAAAGGGCACGTAGCCGATATCGCCACCCGGGATATCCGGGAACCCCAGTTCCATCATCTGGTTGAGGACGTTGAAGGGCACTCCCATCTGCCAGTATTTCTGGGCCCGCCCCACCTTGCGGTCTTCATCCTCCTGCATGGCTGGGATGGATTTGCGGTCGAACTCGCCCCAGATCTTCGGACCGGGAAGTTGGGCGAACACCTGGCTCCAGAGGCCGTATTCAAAGAGGGTCATCTTGGGGAAAAGGCAGGTTTCCCAGAAGAGTTTGCGCTGGGTGTCGTTCCGGTCGCTGTTGAGGGAGCTGGAACCATGGGCCTGGAGCCCGATCTCCTCCGGCGGCACCTTGTAGACCGCCAGGATTTCATCCCGGTTATATTTGCGGCCTTCCAGATAATCGGTGTCCTTGTGGCTCAGGGCGATCTGCTTGTAACTTAGGCCGCCCTCCAGGACCGCAATGGAATGGGCCTTGCTGAGGCCCTGGTGCCGGGAATTCCACTGGTCCCGGATCCGGTAGTAATTTTCTTCGTCCAGGTTGTCCTTGGTTTCCAGGACCCCATCAGGGCGGGCGGAATTCTGAAAGAACCTCATGTTGTATTCCGCGGCGTAAGAATCCTGATCTACGCTCTTCTGGCCGGCGGCCAGGGGGGAGAGGCCCCGGATGTCGTCATAGGGGTTGAAGTAACGGAGAAACATCACCTCATAAGTTTCGAGGGGTATCTCTTTAGTGCCCTTCCGGTATTTCCAGCCCCTGATGAGACCGGTTTGATTGTCCTTGACCTCTTTGAACCGGCCCGGATCGAAGCACCAGATCTCTTTCGGGTACTCCCGTGCGTTTTTGCGCTCCA